CCTCATAGCCTTTGATGTTGTTATTGGCCTTGTACTGCCCAACTGCCTCGCGCACAGTCACATTGATGCGAACTGGCTTGAAGTGTAGGGCGGCAGTGTCCATCAACTTAATGACGTTCACGGCGTGGCAAAGCGCAGAGAGTTGGCTCTGGGCAATGCGCTGAGTGTCCTCGCTTGTGTGGCGAATGTTGAGATTTTCCCAAACCTTGCGGCCTTTGAACTGACCATCGATGATCTCAAAGGTCAGCTTCAAGCCTTCGCCGTTGCCAGACTTCAAAGGCTGCACATCAGATTCGGTGATGTGAGCCAGGTAAGTTCCGGCAGGCAGTGGGCCTGAAGATGCTTGAGGGGCGACTTGGGATGCGTCAAAATTAAACTGAGCCATGATAAATTTCCTAAAAAGTTAAGTTACGAACTGGGGTGATCAAGATTGCGCTTGGGTAAGCGCTGCTTGGAATGCCGTCCAGTCAAGCGGCATATTCTGAAGGCCAAAGCGGTTACCGCCGCAATGAGCCGGATGGGGTTCAACGTGCAAGATGCGCTCACCAGTTGTCGTGGCCTTGGTTTCTTTCTTAGAGAACCCTGCATCTGTCTTGCTTGTAAAAATGCGGTAGCCTGCGTAGCCAATGACATCTGCCCACTCTTGGACTAGGCCAGCGGCTTTGTCGTGCAGTTTAAGGACATGGCTGTCATAGCCCTCGGTCAGAGGGTCTTCAATGCGTTTGATCTTGTCGTGGGCAATCAAGATGATGCCCATGCCCTTGGCAGAGCGCAGGACTTCTAGGCCAGACAGAAGGTTGCGCCATTCCTCGGCGGCGGCAACGTAGCCCTTGCCAAAGCCTGGCTGCTCAATGTTCTTCCAGTTGTTCTGCTTACACACATACTCTTGGATCATGGGTTCAAGCCAATCCAGACTGTCAATGAACAGGGTCTGGAAGTCATGGTCTTTGTTGATCAGCGTGTCGATGGCAGCATAGACTTCCACCAAGCTAGAAGCCAGTGGGAAGGCGTTTGCGTCCACAGCGTCAGCGCCGTCTTCGGTCAGGATGCCAATGGCGTTGGGAGACATAGCGGCAAAGGTGGTCTTGCCAATCTTGCCTTGGCCTACCACCACAATTTTGGGTGAGCGTACACGTTTGGTTTTAGAGATGGATGAGAGATCGAATGCCATGTTAGTCTTTCAGTTCAATGGATGGTTTTGCGGGTTTGCTAGTGATGAACACCGCTGCCTTGTGGTAGGCAGCAGGGTCAATTTCGGACAGTGAGCGAAGGTAAGCCAGATTGACTTCAGCTTTCCAGCGAAATGCTTTCTGGGCGTTGGTTGGTAAGTCATCGTAGTCAGCAGACAACTGATCAGTGTCAACTGTGCGGTTGAGTTTCCAAGTGATTGAGAACTCTTCATCTTTGTGGATGCCTTCGCCAGATTCGGGCTTGGCGAATTGTTCTTCAATCAAGCCCTCAATGCGAAGGCGCTCGGCCTTGGCTTCGTTTTCGGCTTGCTTGGCTTTGCGTAGTAGGGTTGCCAGTTCAGAGATCGTCATTTTTATAATCCTCTAGTGCGGTGGTTGTAATGTGGTCAACAAGGCCCTGTAAGAGCAAGTGACCAATGTCTATGTCTGTGCCTTTGATATAGGCGCTGACAAGTTCCATAGTTTCGGCGTAGTCAGGCTCATCAGATAAGCCACGGCTATCGAGTGCGCCAAGTTCTTCAGGGATGTACTCCAAGTGACAAACCAGATCGACACCTTCGAGTTCGCAGGCAAACTCAATAATTCCTTGGGGGCAGGCAGGTGTGGGGTTCATGCAGTTCTCCTACATTGTTTGTTGCAGGATGGGTTGTGCTTAGACTGACATACGCCAAGAATTTCGCATCGTGTCAATTTAGGCTTGATGGGTATTAAGACTGATTTCATGCTGACCACCATGCAACCAGTAGGGCTGCCAAGCTGATACCAATGGCGAGGGCTGTGAGAAGGTCAAGGGCGGCATCTGCACGGGCGGTAAGCCTGGCGTTCTTGACTTCTGGGTAGTGGAAATGTTTGTGGTGTTTCATGTTGTGCTTTCGGGGGCTTGCGCCCCGTTTGGTTTAGTTTGAGAAATCGTTGTTGGCAATGGATTTTTTGGCATCTTTTAAACGCAAGCAAGACCAGCGAAATTTGCCATCAACATGGATTTCCCAACTGGATGACAATGTGTTGCAGCGGAAGCCATAGTCCTGAACACGAACGATGGTGATGTTGCCTTGAGTAAAAACTGTTTTGCGGTTCATGTTGTTTACTACTTAAATGCGTGAAGGTTGTGTGCCAACTAAGTTGCCATCCATGATTTCAAACATGATGGTCTTGGCAATGTTGAGGGATTGACGGGCGCGTTCTGTGTCGCCGTGGGCCATCAACTCTTGAGCATCTGACATCAGGCCAGCGACTACCATGTTGCCACCAGTGAATTGGTATGTGATGGATTCTTTGACTGACTCAATGTAAGAATCAATATCAGCAAAACCATACATTGATACGTTGCGGTTAGTTTGTGTTGCGTTTGTCATTTCGTTTCCTTTGGCCTTTCGGCGTGATACCAACAAACAATTTCGTTGGCATGGATGAATTATCTAGCATATCGCTAGATGCCGTCAAGCGTTTTGCTAGAAATATTTTAATTATTTGCGTAGGTGCTTTCCCTAATGCCGTTTTACTCAAGCAATCTGCTAGACTTATTGGCTATGAACACACAAATACCACCAGATGAGCGCCGACAACTGGCAGAAAAAGTTGGCATTAACGAGCAGTATCTCTACCAATGTCTCACTGGCAGGCGTGAGATGTCTGCATGGGAGGCTGTCAGAGTGGAGCAGCAGAGCGAAGGGCGGCTAACTCGGCGAATGGTCTGTCAGGGCAGTTGGCAGTCTATTTGGCCTGAGTTGGTGGAGCAAACGTGAATGAGTTGGCACTATTTGCGGGCGCAGGAGGAGGAATCCTTGCAGGACGTTTGCTCGGGTGGCGAACTGTTGCCGCCGTTGAAATCGAAGATTACCCACGCAGAGTTCTACTGCAACGGCAAGCTGATGGATTCTTACCTAGATTCCCTATCTGGGACGACATTTGCACATTCGATGGCAAACCTTGGGCAGGAAAAGTCGATGTCATCACAGGCGGTTTTCCATGCCAGGACATTAGTGCCGCAGGAAAAGGCGCAGGACTTGACGGAGAGCGTTCAGGACTTTGGGGAGAAATGGCAAGGGTCATTTGCGAAGTACGACCCAGCTACGCATTCATTGAGAACTCCCCAATGCTCACTATTCGAGGACTCGACAGAGTTTTGTGCGATCTTGCCAAAATGGGGTTTGATGCTAGATGGGGAATTGTGGGAGCAGCAGACGTTGGTGCAAAACACCAAAGGGATCGAATCTGGATTGTCGCCCACTCCCCCCCCCCCGACATTTGGCCCACACCAACAACTCCAAGCGGAGGCGGCAATTGCGGAGGCTCTGGAGCGTACAAAAATGCAATCAAGAATGGAACACACATTCCACATTCAATCAACCCGAACCTCTACGAATGGTTGATGGGGTGGCCGATAGATTGGACAAACTTAGATGCTGTGGTAACGGCCAAGTGGCCTTTTGTGCCGCAACAGCATGGAAAATACTCAGTGAAAGAATCTAATGACTAACTTAACAACAATATTCCCTAATGGCTTTGCCGTTGCCACAGAGAGCCAAGACTTGATCAACCCTGAAGAGGGGTTCAGGAAGCACTGCGAGGCATCTGGCCTGCTGGTTAAAGAAATCATTGCAGATGGTGAGATACATCGAGTGGCTCATGTTTCTAGCAAGAAGGGTGCATTGGATGGTTGGTACATCTTGCATTCCAGTGGCAAAGTGCCTGTGGGCATTGCAGGGTGTTGGAAAGAGCCAGTGTTTGAGAGTAAATGGGTGGCAGATACTGGCAGGCAAATGTCGTTCACTGAGCGCTTTGAGCATGATAAGTGGATAGCAGATGTCAAGGCCAAGAAAGAAGCTGACAGGATGGCTTCGCAGGCAGTGGCAGCCGAACGTGCAGAGGATGAGGTTGGGACTTATGCAGATGCCAGTGATGACCATCCATACCTTGTTCGTAAGCATATCCAAGCGCATGGGATCAAGATTGATCGTGCGGGTAGGTTGGTTGTGCCTGTGATCAACCAAGGTGGGGAAATCTTAAGTTACCAGACCATTGATGCAGATGGCAACAAGCGGTTCTTGAAGGGTGGCAAGATCGAGGGTGGATTCTACGAGTTGCGAGGCAACAGGAAGATTGTATTCATTGGTGAGGGTTTTGCAACCTGTGCATCGATCCATGAGGCAACGGACTATACAGTCTTGGTGGCGTTTGATTGTGGGAACTTAGCCAAGGTAGCGAAGAGCGCCAAGGAGATGTTCCCAGGCTCCAAGATCATCATTGGTGCAGACAATGACCAGTTCACTGAGGGCAACCCTGGTGTTGCGAAGGGTCGTGCGGCTGCTGCCTTGGTGTTTGGTGAGATTGTTTATCCATCATTTGGAGAGTCTGACATGGTGGACAACAAACCAACAGACTTCAATGACCTGCATTGCCTGCAAGGCTTGGATGCGGTCAAAGAGCAGATTGAGCGCGTAGCTGGCCCAATGCGGGACAAACTGGCGTTTGAGTTCACTCGGGCAGATAACTTACAACTTAGCCAGATTAACTGGATTGTAGATGATTACATTGAAAGTGACTCCTTAGCGCAAGTGTTCGGTGACCCAGGCGGTGGTAAGTCGTTTGTCTCCATCGACATAGCCTGCTGTGTGGCAACAGGAAAGCCTTGGCATGGGCATGAGGTCAAGCAAGGCAGTGTGTTCTACATTGCCGGAGAAGGTCACAATGGCTTGGCTAGGCGGTTTAAGGCTTGGCAGTTGGGCAATGGTCAAAGCCTTGATGGTGCGCCGTTGTACAAGAGCCATAGGGCAGCGCAGTTGTACGATGCAACCGAGGCGGCTGTTGTGGCTGAGAGCATCAAGGAGCTGTCAGCGCAAGCAGGGACTGTCCCTAGCCTGATCATCATTGATACCTTGGCAAGAAACCACGGCGGTGATGAGAACTCAACCCAAGACATGAATGCGTTTATTCAGCATCTGGATGTCTATTTGCGCCAACCTTGGAAGTGTTGTGTCTTGGTGGTTCACCACTCAGGCGTGGCAGACAAGGATCGGTCTAGAGGAAGTACCGCCCTGAAGGGTGCGCTTGATGCAGAGTATCGCTGCCAGTTGGATTCAGGAACTAAAACCATAGCCTTTGAATCCAAAAAGATGAAGGATGCAGAGATGCCTGAACCCAAGAACTTTCAGATCACTCAGGTAGACCTTCCCATCCAAGACAAGAACGGAGCGCCAGTTCGGGGTGCATACCTCACGGCAGTAGACATCTCCGGCCTGATGGGGAACATCCAAAAGCGGGTAGTTCTGTCAGGCAATCAGCGCATTGCTTTGAACTGTTTGGTTGCCATTGAGGTCAAGAGAGCCAGTGATGGGATTGAGGGTTTTGCGGCAATGGTGGACTATGACGAGTGGCGAGATAGCGCCAAAGGGCATGGCCTGAATGCCAGAAGGTTCAAGGAATGTATTGAGGCTTTGGCTAAAAAGAACATGGTTTTGGAGAACTCTGGGATGTACCGAACTGTACCGAAATGTACCGAAGTCGGTACAGTCGGTAATGAGGCTTGATGTACCGAAGCGTGTACCGAAATGTACCGAAACGTACCGAAATGTACCGAGGCAAACCCCCTCTGGTGTACCGAAACGTACCGAACGTGTCTATAGACACGTTCAGGTTCGGTACAAAAAGGGTTTCGGTACAGTCCGGCGGATTTTGGGGTGGTTTTGATGGATTGGAGTTAACTGATGATTGAGGTCAGGATGAACATGAAAATTGTCAGTGTGGCGAACATGAGATTGCATTGGGCGGTCAAGGCGAAGTTGACGAGGGATCAGAGAACGAGGACTCGGATGAGCTTGGCTGCCGTGGCTCAGTCCTCTGGTTTGGAGATGCTTCCGGCTACTGTGGTTTTGACCAGAGTTGCACCAAGGAAGCTCGATGGGGATAATTTGCAGTCTGGGTTCAAAGCAGTCAGGGACGGCGTGGCTGATTGGCTTGGCGTGGATGATGGTAATCGTCTAGTGGATTGGCAGTATGCCCAAAGGTCAGGCAGGCCAGGCGAGTACGCCGTGGAGATTGAGGTGATAAGATGAACGTGTGCGCGGTTGCCATCGATGCACCTTTGAGGGAAAGCGCCTTGCGGCGTGAGTACCCATTTTTTTGGGGGTTGTTTTATGGCTAATGCCAATGGTAGGCCGCCAAGCATAAATTCCAGATACTTCTATCGTGAGCTAACGATGCCAGACAAAATGGTCTTGGCCTGCGCTGGCTCTGGCAATATTACGATTGGGTTTCGTAACATCATCGATACCTATCAAGTTCTTTGGAACGCAGGATATCGCCCTGAGATGGATTTAATCGATTTCCTAGGGCAATACAAGGGCGAAGGGCAATAATGCCGTATGGATCGTTTTGACGCGTTCTAGGCATGGTTTGCTTGGTTTGCGTTGATGCTTTGCGAAGAACTTTTTGGGTTATAACAAAATGTTATAACTGGTGGTCAGGTATGCGTGGAATGCACCCTCCGCCTCTTTCCCTTTTTTCTCCCGCCCCGATTCAAATCGATCCGAACCCAGTTATCCACAAGGGTTTTGTTCAACTTGTCCACAGTTTGCGGTGGATAACTTGCTGAGTACAAACAAAGTATTCAAATATCTGTGGATATCTTGACGTCAACTTAACATAATGGTCATTGTATAAAGCAGAATCGGGAAAACCCTAGGTTTTGGGCGGTTTTGCATGGGGGGGGAGGGGGTCGGCCTCGCCGTGATAATTGTAGGTGCACCTTCCCCACCGAAAAAGCAAAATGGACTAGAATCGAGCAAACCCAGCTTCCCGAAAGGAAAAAAGTGGAATTCACCCATGCAACTGAAGAGAGAAAGAAAAAGCCTGGTCGTCCCAAGGGTTCGGTCAAGATGACGATTCAGCGCTATGCGAACAACCCACCGAAGGTTTTGCCAAAGACTGACCACCAGCGCCTGAAAGAGTTGAAAGAACTAATGATCCGGTCTGGCGGCAAGGATGTGGCGCAGAAGGTGATTGAGATTGCGCTCAACGATGACCACCCAGGCCAGATGGCAGCGCTCAAGATGTGCATTGACCGCACACTGCCAATCAGTATGTTTGAGAAAGACAAAGGCCAACGAAGCGCCGTGACAATCAACATCACTGGCTTGGGCCAAGAGCCAACGATCATCGATACCTCTGATGAACCTCAAGACGTAGAGGCAAAGTATGGCTGACCTCAACTTCTCCCTTCTTCCTTGGCAACAAGAGGTATTCAAAGACCAAACAAGGTTTAAGGTAGTAGCTGCAGGAAGACGTTGTGGGAAATCCCGTATGGCGGCAGTTACTCTACTGATAGAAGGACTCAAGTGTCCACAAGGCTCTGCGGTTCTATACGTTAGTCCCACTATGGGACAATCAAGACAGATTATCTGGGACTTGTTGCTAGACCTTGGTAAAGAGGTTATTCAGTCCTCCCATGTAAACAACCTAGACATTACCCTGATAAACGGGGCTAGGATATACGTTCGTGGTGCAGATCGTCCTGATACGCTCCGTGGCGTTTCATTGACCTATGCCGTTCTCGATGAGGTTGCTGACATTAAGCCTGAAGCATGGGAACAGGTCATTCGAGCAAGTTTGTCTGATAAACGGGGGAGAGCACTCTTTATCGGCACTCCTAAAGGCAGAAATTGGTTCTACGATACCTTCAAACTAGGCGAGTCGGAGGATGATCCTGA